GTACTTTGTTGATATGTTCATCATCCATTTGAACTTGTATTGTTGTTAAATCTACCGTAGCAGGGACTTTTGTGTCTGGGTCACCTGGAAAAGGTACATTTAGTTTTATTTTTTCACCTACAGACTTTGCTCTAATCTGTAAGAAAATGTATTCTATATCAAATGATGGAAGTTTGTTTATATCAACTTTATTGAATGTACAGTTAGAAACTATTTGTTTCAATGCATTAATCATTTCGTCATCACCACCTTCTTGTCCTTGTAGAAGAATTTTTTCCTCCTTGACAAGAAAAGGTCTAAACTTTATCTTTTCATCTGAGCTTGGTATAGTCAACTCATATTGTTGTGTATTCAGCTTTGGTAAAGCCATAATATATCTCCTTTATATAATAATTAAAAAGTAAGTGGCGGGAATATTTTACCACCAAATACTTTACCAATTGGGATAGAACGTTTTAATCCGTTGATAACGTCTCTACCTGTTCGTCTTAATTCAGGTGGAAGTCCTTGTAAGAACCCACCTTGACCAGGTTTCACCTCACCAGATGATAGACCACCAACTTTACCAGTTGAGTCCACATCTAAATCAAAGTTTAACCAATCTCTATATGCAAATGTAACATTAATCTTAACATATTGGTTCATTGCACCACTATCATATTGTATCTCACCAATCTGAGCAGGGAATGCTTCTCTTAATCTTACACCGTATGTTGCCATATCTCTATCATTTGCTTCATCAAAAGAACCTAGTTGGAATATGTCAACATTACCTGTGTACTCTTTATAAAAATTAAACATTCCTGTTTGATTATCATACACTTGTTGTTGCCACATTTCAAAGAAGTTTCTTAATCTTAAAAATTTGTCGCCTATAAATGTCATTTGTACATCACCATATAACACTTGCACAGGATACTTATAAGGTGCTCCTGCAATACGATATGGGTTAGTAGTAAATGTTCTAGCAGGCATAGTAACAGTTTCACACATTAACGCAACTTCTTTTGCCATGTCAACGTTAGTACCGTATCTACCACCAGGACCTTGTGCTGTTTCTGAAATAACATTTTCTTTTTCTTGGTTACTTGCCTCATTAATCAGACCTTGTATAATATCTCCAGACGGCAATGTAACATTGATTAAAAATCTAGTATTACGAGCAACACCTTCACCTTTAGATAATGCACCTCTGAAACGATTAATTGTAGTTTCAGGATTTGCTCTACTCTTTAATCTAGGATCACCAGGTATGTTATCGTATTCTCTACCACGTGGCAGACCTAATCTTATATCAAAAGGTCCTACTCTTTTACCTTGTCTGAAAATTGCCATTATTTCCCTAATACTTTCCCTTTATTGATACCTTCTTTGATAACATATTTTTGTGTACCATTAGCACCAATCTCTACTTCGTTTCGTAGATTTTTTGTTAAATTTAATTCTTGTTTCTTTCTACTCATTTCTAGTCTGTGAGCAGTTAATTGTTTTGTTCTATCTCTATCCATTATATCATTCTCCTTGAAGCGCTATGTACCGTACTTACGCCTGCTTTTCTAAAGTCTTGTACAGGTAAAAATATAGATGGTGCGTATTCATCTTCATCTAGTCTTAAAAATTTACTAGCAAGTTGACCTCTTAAATAATGTTTGATTGTAGGTTTAATCTCTCTTACATTTTTAAGTGCTCTATAATCACCTTTAAAGTCTTTCTTTTCTAATGTTTCAAATAATTTCATTCTTAACGGTATTGGTAAGTAATGAAAATTAATACCTAGAAATCCACCTGACGCTGGTTGTATAGGTAACACAAGAGGAAACATATCATAGTAAGGTAATATTTCTTTGTACTTTGGATTGTAACGAAAGAAGTTTAGACCTCTGAATTGTGGACTTGCATATAGTCTACCTTTCATAAGTTTATTCTTTGTTATTGTGTCCATAAGAGACTTAACTTTACCACGATACCATTGAAGTGATTTATCTCTATCACCTGCCAGATTTCTTATAGGTTCAAATACTTTTGTTGCCATGTTACTATTTATATCTAAATAAGGATATGATTAAGCGAAAGAAGAAGATAGGTAAGTATGTCCATAAGATGGCAGTAAAGAACAAGTATAGACCATATAATCCAGAGAAATACAAAGGTGACCCTACAAATATTATCTTTAGAAGTAGTTGGGAAAAGACGGTATTCAAGTATTGTGACTTAAATCCAGCAATACTTAAATGGTCAAGTGAGGAGTTTTTCATACCTTATCGTAGTCCTTTTGATAGAAGAATACACAGGTACTTTCCTGATGTTTATATCAAATATAAGAACAAAGAAGGTATTATATCAGAATCCGTGTTAGAAATCAAGCCTAAAAAGTACACACAAGCACCTAAGAAACCTAAACGTGTAACAAAAGACTGGAAATATACAACTGAGCAGTACATACTTAACAAGGCGAAGTGGGATAGTGCTGAGATATACTGTAAAAAGAAAGGTTATAAGTTTGTGATTATTACGGAAGATGTTTTAAAACATTGGTCAACAGTTTCGCCATTATAACAGATAAATAGTATTATGACAAGCTTTGCACAACAATTAAGAAGTCGGTTATTTGGCGGCGTATGAGGTGGTTCATCTAAAGCGACAGCAGCTGCAGGTGTAGACCTGTCCAGAAAAACAAAACCAAATAGTTCTACGGCACACTTAGATACAGAAAAGAATCCATACTCATTTGGTACAGTACAATATCCAGATGATTTAGGTACAGCAGAATTTGGTCACTATATCATGTTTTACATTTACGAAGTTGCAAAGAGTAAATATGCAGGACCACAAACAGAAACAAGCGAAGTCACAAGAGAAAATGTACATGGTGTTCAACAGAAACATCAAATTACAAAGAAACATAAAAAGAAAGATGGTATTACATCATCTGCTAAAACAAGTCAACCTTTAAAAGGTGCTGAACTTGCACAAAGAGATAAAACTATCTCTATGTCTGGCGCATTAAAAAGAAGTGGTAGATTAAAACGTACTAGTGATGTTATATCATTGTACATGCCACCTAACTTTAAATCAGATTACAAAGCAAATTATAAAAATTCAGAAACAGGTCTTGCAGGTGTACTTGGTCAACAACTTGCAGAAGCAACAAGTGTTGACGGTATGTTAAAACAACTTGGTAATACAGGTACATTCAATACAATTATGAGTGCGTTAACAGATACGTTGACTATGAAATTAGCTGCTGGTGGTGCTGACTTAATTGGTGGTGGTGATTTACAAGGTGTATTAAGAAAAGGTCAACAGAAAGCATTGAACCCGGCAATAGAAGCAATATTCCAATCAGTTGATTTACGTTCATTTCAATACAGTTTTAGATTTACACCAAGAAGTGAAAGCGAAGTGCGTACAGTAGATAACATTATCAAACTATTTAAGTTTCATATGTTACCTGAGAGAGTACAAAACGAAGCAGTTGGTAGACACTTGATATTCCCTAGTGAATTTGAAATCTATTATATGTTTCAAGGCGTAGAAAATCAATGGTACCCATTTACAGGTCAATGTGTACTTACAGACATGAGCGTAACATACGGTCCTGGTGGTGAAAGTCAACACTTTAGACCAGTTGACGGAAGTCCACCACCTACAGAAATTAATATGTCATTGACATTTACTGAAACAGAAATAATGACAAAAGAAAAAATAGTAGAAGGATATTAAGATGTACTTTGAAAAGTTTCCTACATACGAATACGACCTAAAGAACACAGATAAGCGTACACTTATAACAGATTTATTAAGACGTGTCAACCTGAGAAGTAATGTCGCAGCTAATACACTTGTTTTTGATGAGTATAATGTTGCTGATGGCGAAAGTCCTGACATTGTTGCGTCTAAGTATTATGGTAACAGCATGTATCATTGGGTTGTGGTCACAGTAAACAATGTGAAGTCGCATTATGACTGGCCGCTTGACCAAGTTGCATTGTCTCAATATGTCATTGACAAGTACGATAATCCAGACGGTACGCACCACCATGAAGTAAATGCGTCTTCAGGTGATACAACACGAAAACTTACAGTATCAAGCGACACAGCAGGCGCAGTAGCCGTGACTAATTACGAATATGAACAAACTCTTAATGATGATAAACGTAAAATACGTCTTTTAGATAGAGGTTACGTCTTACAATTTAAGGAAGAGTTTGAGAAACTAATACAAAGGTAACCTGAATGAACCAAGCAGGTGATTATAAACTAGATAGCATACTATTACATGCGCCAACAGGCACAATTGATATCAAAACATTGATGGTAGAATTGAATGTGTACGAAAGTATCCACACTAACGCAATGTATGGTAACATAGTCATTGCTGATACAAACAATCATATACAGAATATGCCTATTATAGGGCAAGAGTTATTAGAGTTTAAGTTTGGTACAGACGATAATCCAGATAACGAAAGCATAGATTTTACAAGACATAAGGCAAGAATATACAAGGTATCAGACCAAGTGCGTACCGCTGAGAGACAACAGGTCTATACACTACATTTTACAACACAAGAAGCAATACAAAATCAACAGACAGCATGTAAACAAGCATACGAGGGTACAACAGACGAGATAGTTGCAAATATATTACTCAATGTATTAAAGACAAAGAAAAGTATTGCGACAGAAAATTCATCACAAGGTGGTAAGTTATTAGGTAATCACTCAACACCATTTGATTTCATTACCAAGATGTTAACAAAACGTTCTTGTAGCGCACAATTTGACGCACAAGGTTATCTATTCTATGAAAACCATCGTGGATATAACTTCCGTTCTTATAAAAATCATACACATAGAACGCCAGGTGTAGAAAGAACCGTACAAGAAGAATACATTGTACAACCTAGTGAACGTAATAGTAGTATAGCGGAAGACATGAAGTCCGTATTAGAATATCGTATAATGAAAAACCAAGATGTGATGGCAGCGATTAATACAGGATTAACAGCGAGTACAAATTACAATTACGACTTTACCAACAAATCCTTTTCTG